GTCCAGACCAGAACCGGTTACAGCGAGACTTGGCACCATCTCATCCACTCCCTGATGACTACAGGGTCGGGTGCGTCGGGATATGTGCCCAATCCCACTCAAGCACCGATTATTGCAGATTTTGTCATGGGTACACGAACTATACTGGTGTGCGGCGGCGAGCGGTCTGGTAAATCCATGACAGCCGCCGCCGCTGCCTTGATAGACATGGGACCCAGAGGCACCCGCGGCAAACGCGAGCCAATGCGCAGGTATTGGATTATTGGACCCGATTATCGGCAGGCACGCCCTGAGTTCCAGTATATCTTCGATGCCTTGCAGAAGGGCGGGCTGATTGAATCATACTCCATGCCGCAAGCCGACACCCAGCCGTGGAGTCTCACCACCAAGTGGAATACCATCATCGAAACCAGGAGTTCAGGCGATGTCATGCGTATTGCGTCGTTCACGGTTCACGGCATCATCATTGCCGAAGCAGCGCAGCAAATCGAAGAGGTACTTCGCCGTTCCCGCGGTCGCGTGGCAGAAACGCGTGGGTTTATCCTCTTGGTCGGTACTTTGGAAGAAGCACTCCCCTGGTACGAAGATTTGCTCAGACGCTGGGGCACACCCAACCCAGAGGGTGCAAAATCCTTCTCGTTACCCATGTGGTCCAACATTGATGTCTTCCCACGAGGTAGAAATGACCCGGAGATTCGGCGGCTCACCGACTCGCTACCTGCCGACTATGTTGCCCGCAGATACGGTGCCGTGGCTGTCCGACACGCTAACTTGGTCGTGCCGGAGTTCGATTTCAGGTCACACGTCAGGAATATCAAGCCAGAGCCGGAAGTACCTGTCGAACTCGCTATCGACCCGGGCAAGAACGCGTATGCCGTACTTTTTGTCCAACATGTGGGGTCATTTACAAGGGTACTGGATTGCGTGTATACTCGGGGCGAGATTGCGCAAGTAGTCATCCCCAAGGTCATGGCGCACCCTCTGTGGAACCTTGTCAACAAGGAACCCGCTACCAGCGTCATTGACATAGCCGGAACACAGGAACAGGCGAATAAGTCACAAGTAACCCTGTGGCGTGAGATAGCGGGCATCACTCTGGTGGGCGAGTACCACAAGGAGATGGATACCATCAACGCCGTGAGGTTCAGGATGAGGCTCGACCCGATACTGGGTGAGCCTTTGGTCACGTTTAGCGACAAGATGCGCACGGGTGTCGCCACTGACGGTACTGCCACAGAGATGCTGAGTGAGTTTGACCTGTGGCGGTGGGGCAAGAACACCCCGACTGGTGATGAGAAAGCCCGTCCGATTGACAATAACAACCATGCCATCAAGGCACTCGGCTACAAACTGCTGCACAAGTACGGCAACTATGTACAGGCGAAAGACAGGAATAACTTGTTCGGTGTACAGCGCAGGTCATGGACGCCGGGGAGCGCGAGGCTTTAATGGCATGGGACATCGAAGAAGTACAGAAGGCGATACGTGACGTAGAGTCTGACCGCACCAAACTAGTGCAGCAGATGGAAGTCTACGAGAAGGCGTGGCGTCTCGACTTCTGGGGTGCGGACGACTACCAGATTGCCAAGGACAAGGGCTGGAAACTCTATACCAGTCCTGAGCCACGCAACGTGGTGGGCATGGCGATGAACCTGCTCAATGGCAAACTCAAGGTGAACTGTCCTGCCTATGGACCAGACGGGGTTGAGGTTCGCAACTCTGAGGTCCGCGCACGGTTTCTGGAACTGCTTATCGAGAAACAATCCCAGATACACGACATGAGCCTGCTTGAAGAACTGGGCTGGTTCGGTGCTGTGCGCGGCAGGATGGTTCTACAGGTAGCCTACATCTGGAACGAACTCAACGACGACCAGAAGTATTTTATGCCGCCCATCGTGTACAGGGCACTCGACCCCAAGGCATGCGGGTTCAAGCGCGACGCCATGGGCATTCAGTACGCCTTCCACAAGTACAGCGAGCGTATCGAAAACGCCAGACGCAAATACCCCGAATACTTCAAAGATAAATCCCTAGAGGGCATCATCCCCTCACAGAAACCCGACCGCCAGAACAATACCGATGTCGAGATATACGACTTCTGGTACATGGACAAGCAGCCGTGGCACTGCGTACTGATAGACAATGAGTTCGCCAAGAAGCCACGCAAGTCCCAGTTCCCCAAGATACCCCTCTTCGAGCGCAATAACGACCCCGCACCCGCAACCAAGGAACGCTGGCGCAGTGGCAGCATCCTTGATGGTATGTTGGGCACATGGGCGGAATTAAACTACCTGCACTCCATGCACATCACGGCAGTGAGCAAGAAGTTCTTTCCTGCCATGTATTTCAGTAATGACGAAGAACGTCCCGTGCCGACACTGGATATGGGACCCGATGCCAGTAATGTGCTCCCACCCGGCATGAAGCCGTTGCCCGGTCCCGACGACCGCCCGGATATTAACCTCGCCACTTCCGCGATTGAGATGTTCAGCGAATACCAGCAGAAAGCCACATTCCCGAACTCCATCTACGGCGAGACTGGGCAACAGCGTGCCGCTTACGGTGCGCACATGCTGATGAGCACAGCGGCGCGCAGGGTGACTCCGCTCAAGACACAGGTCGAAAATATCCTGCAAGAGGCGAATGAGTTGGCTCTGTGCATGATTAAGAAGTTCAGCCCGGACGAGATTGAGATGTACGGCTACAACCGTGCCACCCAGAAGGGCGAGCGCATTGCCTTGGGCAGCGACATGATTGGCGAGCGTTACGACAACACGGTCAGCCTTGAGGTGATTGTGCCGGGTAGCAACATGCAGAACGCCAATATTGCCATACAATTTAAGAGAGAGGGTCTGCTTTCGGGACAGACAGCACGCAGGGTGGGTATGCCAGCAGAGTGGTATGTGCCGGATGACGAGCACCTGCGCATTCTGGAAGAGGTGCTGGAAGAGAACGAAGAACTCAAGAAGGAGATTATGGAGCGTGTCTACTTCCAGCGCACCGGACAGCAGATGCCACAACCGCCTCCGCCCGAACCGCCACCTGGACAGCAGCCCGGACAGCCACCCGGAGCAATGGGACAAGGTCCTGTCCCACCAGTGGGACAGCCGCCAATGGGTCCGCCACCCCAGCCAATGGGACCGCCACCCGGTTATGGTGCTCCCTCACCAGCGGGACCCCCTCAACCGATGGGACCGCCGATGGGTATGCCGCCGCAGCCAATGGCTCCGCCACAAGGCATGCCAATGATGGGACCGATGCAGGGTACGATGCCCGGTGGTCCTGAGGGCTTGATGATGGGTAGTCCTGAGATGATGGGTGGGCAGAGTCCTGACATGATGGGCTTGGACCAGATGGACCCGGAGACCGCCATGATGATGGCGATGATGAACACGGGTCAGATGCCGGGTCCCCAAGCCAGTGACCAGATGATGCAAGGTAACTACAGGAGACGCTGATGGCTTGCGGATGCAAGAAGACTCAAGCAAACGGGTGCGGCACCTGTGTCAATGGCAATGTAGCCGGAGCCACGTCGTGGGTAGACTGCACGTGGTGGACCAGCCATCCTGAAGAGGACCCCTATGGCAAGGTCAAGGGACAGGTCGTGAAGTACGGCAATGGTTCTGTGCGTACCAAGGAAGGGAGCATCTGTGACAACTTCGTCAGAGCAGGATGATTCTCCCTATCAGCAGGCAGTCAACGCCATGCATAGGGGCATGGGCAATCTCGAATCCGCCGCCATGAACGTGCGTGACAAGTACACCCCACGTGTGCCGGATGAGGCGGAGTACGTCAGGTACAGGAAGGTAGTGGACAACCCCACTGAGTTGTTCAAGTTCGTGAGTCGGGGATTGGGCACCAGAGACCCGGACAAGATTCATGAGGGTGCCAAGGAATATCTGACGGAAATGCGCAAGCGTTTCGGGGAGTGACCCATGCCCTACAATTCAAACACAGGACGTTTTGAGCCGGACGTTGCGCCGCAGGCACCGGGTCTCCCGGACCCTATCCAACAGTACCTGATGCAGTACAACGCTGCCGTGCGGGGCGGGCAGGGAGTCATGAACGGGCAATACGCCACGCAGTCGTCTGTCCCGACAGGTGGTGGCTACACCGCGCCCGACTATGACCCGAACAACTATTACAACAACTACGGCAATCCAGATAACATGCAGCAGGCAAACGGGGTGTATCCGTCTTCGCCCAACCCCGTCTACCAGTACGACTACGGGTCAACACAGCCCGTTGTACCCGGCACTCCTGGGGCTATTAGCCCACCTGCTGCTCCCGGTGGTATGAACAATGCCAGTGATAGAGGTGGCTACGCGGACATGTTGCGCAATCTGGGTATTACTCCTCAAGTTCCTCCGATTGGCACTACGCTCGGAAAGGTTCCAGCACAGACTGTGCCGACGGCGTTTGGACCGATGAATGTGGGCGAATCACTTGACTATGGCACTGGGTCAGATTTTCTATCAGAGGAGGACCGCAGGCGTGCGCTCATCAACAACGCTCTGCGTCGGGACAGTAACCTCAACAACCCTCTGGTCAACCCGAATCCGAACGGTCCCAGGGATTACTACGACCCTATCTTGGGCACCTACGTCTCAGGTGGCGGTGCTCCGGGCGGTCCGATTCCGCGTGGCGTAGGTGGGGCGCAAGGCTTTGCAGGTGGTGGCGTGGCTGGTGGGACGGGGGCTGCGGGCAACGCGGCTGCTGGTGGTGGTTCTTTGTTTGGCTACAACGGACCCTACGGTTCCTATGCTCGCCCAGAGGCACTGGCAGCGCAGGTGCAGAAGGCGACACGTGATTTGATTGCGGCTGGTCTACCACCTGCGCATGCGGCAGCGCAAGCCCAGGCACACGTCGCCGCGCAAGCCAAGGCAGCCGCCGCCTTGGGCGGAACAGGTACACCCAAGGGTGCGCTCTCCAAGGGCAAGATTGCCAAGGGTGTGGTTGGTGGGATTGAGGGCAAGCCCAAGATTCCGGCAGGCTATGTGGTGCACCCCGATGACCCCAACCGTCTGGTCAAGATGAACCCAGAGGGACATGGTGACTACGGCGAGGGCTACGACTCACTGGGACATAGGGCAATCGGTAGCCGTGGTACGGGTCCCACCAGCCGCGAGAAGACCCAGATGTTCGAGACACTCAAACTAACGGGCGAAGTATTTTGGCCAGGTTCGTATAGTACGTGGTGGAGCGCAGGCAAGCCACTGGCAAAGGATATGAGCGACGCAGAGAAGAACATTCTTTCGCAAGGTGGTGACTGGAACGATGTGCAGACCTACCGCATGGTGAATCCCGGTGCACCAAAACCGGGGACACCAGCACCAACTGACCCGAACAACCCGAACCCACAGTACCCACCGGGTACCACAGGTGCAGCCAACCCGCCCAACTGGGCTGTGCCCGGACTGGGACCGTGGTCGCCACCCATGTATCCGCAGCCGGGACAACAGCAACCACAGCCACTACCCAACGGCTTGCAACCGCTGCAAGACCCGAACTTCTGGCGCGGCTATCATCCTGACCGCATGACACAGGACATCGACCAGCGCGATGCGTTCTTCAAGAAATTACCGCCAGACCGACAGGCACTGGTACGCGCACATGAGCAGGCGGGTTATCCGCAGCAGGGACAGGACCAGCACGCACCACCCGCAGGCTACACGCAGCCGCCTACACCCGGTCGTCCACCTATGCCTGACTATCCCTACGGACAGAACATCAGTCCCTACCCGGAAGGTTACCCGCAGGGAGAGCAACAGATGGTTAATAGTAAATACGACTATCCAAGCCTGAATGGACCGCGCCCAGCCAGCCTGAATGGACCGCGCCCAGAGGGCAACTTCGGTGGCGGCTACCAGATGCCAACGCAGGGTGGCGGTAATGGCTTAACACCCAATGGGCGTCCCCCATATAACGGGGTAAATGGGGGGGATTATTCTCTTCCCTACTTCACGCAGCCCAGTTACAGTGCCAACATGACGCCTGAGCAGATGCAGAACTATCTTGCCTACAACTCGCAGGTGGCGTACCCGTGGGCGCAGTACATGTCGAACACCTACCAGAACAACCGCGACTTCGACCGCAACTCCTTCACCAACGACCGCGACTTTGGGCGCAACGTCTACATGGACGACAGGAATTACAACACCGACGTGTTCCGTGACACGCGCAACTTTGGTGAGGATACTCGTCGCTACGACCAAGGGTTCAGGGAAGACACGCGCAGATTTGATAATACGCTGGACTGGACCAAGACTGCCGACGCCATGCGCACCTTTGGCTCGCGGCAAATGCCGAACGTCAAGCAGATGTCATTCCGCTAAGGAACACACATGGCGAAGAAGGGTTTTTGGGAGACAGCGTGGGATGAGACCGTCGGCAGAGTCGCTGACTTTCTAGACGGCGAAGACGAAGAGACTGCTCCGCCACCTCCACGACAGTCTTCCTCTGCTACCCGTGTAGATGATGCCGTGACTGACGCTGCCGAAAGACAGCGTATTCGGCGCGAGCAAATGGAACGACAGGCGCAGGAGAACATCGAACGCCAGCAGGAACAGCAGGTACAACGTCAGCAGCAACAGGCAGAAAGACAGCGGCAACAACAGGAGGCTAATCGTGTACGCGAAGCCGAAAACCAGCAGCAGCGCGCCGAAGAAGAGCGCATCAACCGTCAAGTCGCAGAAGCGGACGCCCGCGCCCAAGCCAACCGCCAGGCAGCCCAGTCGCAGCAAGACGAAGACGACGAAGCCGACCGCATCCTCGGACTCCCAACTTCCAGCCGGACTCCTGAGCCTGTTGAGCAGGAAGTAGAAGAAGAGCCGACCAACCTGTGGCAGCGCGCCCTCAAGTTGTTCACGGGTGAGGATGAAGAGGAAGAAGAGGAACCAAGTCCCACCAGTGGGACAGACCAGTGGGCAAACAATATCCTGGGTCTACCTGACGAAGAAGAGCAAGACCGACCCGCCCTGCCCAAGACGGGGCAGTACAGCGGACCCAAGGTACCAATCGGAGCAGAAACAGAGGCAGAGGACTATCTGGCTGGATGGGATGCCAAAGAACCCCTGCCTAAGTCTGCCAATCCATTCGACCGTTTCATGGACTGGTGGCATGACTCGGGTGCCTATCAGGCAGAGATAAAGGTAGAGCGACCGCGTGGTATGGCAAGCGACGACATGAATGTCGCTGCCATCCAGAAGCGTATCGACGAAGGCAACCAGCGCATGCTGGAGACGCGCAAGCGCATTGCAACCGAAACCAACCCGCAGCAGCGCAAGGATGCAGAGACAGGACTTCTTGCCGAAACTGCACACAACCAGTGGCTCCAGTTCCGTCTCGACCACCCCAATAGCACCAACTGGGTGGCGGAGTGGGGCACCCACCTGCGTAACTTCACCATGCCTGCATGGTACACATTGGGTACGGTAGTCAACACTGAACCCATCCGTGAGGGCGGCACAACGCCTGCCATGTTCTATGGTGGTGCCCAGACTGCCACCATGGAGCAACTGGAAGCATCCGGTGCGGGAGTTAACGTAGAGGGTGCGCAGAACAAGTTGAACCGTGCGGTCTCTGCGCCCGTGATGTTCCTTGCCAATACCACCTCTGCCCTGATGGATTACTACGCGCCCGGTCTGAGCACCCCGTACACGGTGAGTGCTCTGGGCGGCAACTTGGTGGTGGTGGGCGATACGCCGGGCAAGAAGTATC